CAATCCGTTTACCAAGCCCGCAGGCGGGAAAGAGGTGCAAAGCGTTAGCAAGATACAGCAACAATCACTGCCATCTGAGCTTGCGCCATCTGAGCTTAGCTTTGCAAACCTTATTGCTGACTCTAAGCGCATGGCTGGATCTAACGCACTGATGCAACTAGGCGCTGGTATTGCTGGTGGTAACTTGTCACAAGGAATATCTGCCGCAGGCACAGCCGCAAGCAAAGGCATGCAGGATGCTCGATCCTTGGAAATGAAGGAGCGTCTAGCTAAGTATCAAGCTGGTCGAGAAGACGCGGCAAGAGCGGAGAAAGCCGATCAATTCACCAAGACATTTGGTCTGAGCGAGAAAAAGCTAGCGGCACTGATTGAACAGAGTGCAGACCTCAACACCCGCGCTCAACTCAAGGGCTTGCTAGACCTGTACGAAGGCGCACTTGGGGCTGAAAAAACAAAGTATGCGGCTAAGATACAGAACCTTATTGCCTATATGGGGGGCGCGCCTAACTATGGAGCACCGATGGTGGGCGCCGGTACACCGGTCGATTTTAATTCTATAGCAAATAAAGGGTAGCCAGTGGACGTAAGCCTGCCGAATGGCCAGCTAATTACAAATGTTCCAGATGACATAAGCCAGAAAGAGCTTGCTCGAATTGCGATAGATGGCAATCTGGCAGTAGAGTCTGACTTTGGTGATTTGTTTGCGGACGACACGACCTTCCTTGGTTCTGTTGGTGAGGCAGGCAAGCGTCTGGTTGGTGGCCTAGCTACAGGTACGGCCCGCGTTGGTACAGGTCTTGCTGAGTTAATTCCCGGCGTTGATGACGAGGCGGCTCGTGAAGTCCAAAGCGACTTTGATGCGTTTGTTGCTGACACGTTAGGGTATGACCCCGCTTACGATGACAACTATGGTGCACAGCTAGGCGGCGTTGTCGGAGAGATGGGGCCAATGGTTGCATCCCTGTTTCTCCCCGGTGGTCTGCCTGCGCGAGCAACACAGCTTGCCACAATGATTGGTCCTGCTGTCTCTGAAGGCGGCGCGGATCGTGCTGAGTACGAAGAGCGTACAGGCGAAGCACTCTCCACGGCAGAGCGACTGACTGCAAAGGGCGCGGACGTTGGCCTTGGTATGCTGGAGAGGCTCGGTATTCCCACCAGAATTCTCAAGGGACTGCCTCGCGGATTCTTTGACACCCCGCAAGCTAACCCTATTCTTAGACGCATGGAGTCTATGATTGCTTCTGGTCTTCAAGAAGGTGTGCAGGAAGTAGGGCAGGGTATTGCGAGAGACATTGCAACGCTTGCCATATACGATCCTGACCGCAAGATTGCTGATAGCGTCATGGATGACTTTACGCTGGGTGGCGGAGCAGGTGCTGTTCTTGACTTAGCTATTGGCCTTGCTCAGACGCCCCTTAAAGGACGTAAAGGCAGGGCGCCAAAGCCCATAGAAGACATGACCGAAGAGGAGATCGCTGACGAACAGAGACTCCGAGCCAACGAAGATGCGGGAGAGCAAGCTCGCAGAGAGGGGCTGGATGCTACCCTTGAGGCCGAAGGTGCAGAAGAAGTACCTTCAGATATTGGTGAAGATCCAATTGATCCCACCCTCGTTGATGCAACCCTACCCGTCGAAGAGATAGCCGGTCAGGTTGTCACCAGACTTGGCTCTCGCCTACCTGTAGGCAAGGTGTTCTCTGTTGGCTCCCTCGATAACCAGTCGTTTGCTGAGGTGGATGGCGAGCAGTTTGGCCCTGTGTTTGATGACCCAGTGCTGGCTCAAGAGTTATCCAACAGACTAACAGGAGCAAGTCAGGAGCTAGCTAAGTCCGCGCAGGTTGAGTACCTTGTCGAGAACTCTGGCATTGAGTACACAGAGCAACAGGCAGATGAGGTACGCAGGCTGGGCAGGTCAATCCCGTCGCCTCAAGAGCGTATCATTAGCGCGGAAGACGCCAACCTTGCAACAGGCAAGGACATTGCTAGGGTAATCAATCGACAGCAGGCTGACCGAGGAGAGGCCGAGAGCCTCACGTTCACACTGGAAGAAGTGCGCGCCGCAAACAGAGGCGACCTTGGTAATCTAGGCGACGTTCTCGCGGCAAAGGATGCTGACTTCTTAGCCTTTGGTGCACCCGAGCCGGCCACTCCCACTACAGCCCCGGACCCCACCAGACCAAGGCAACCGGCGCTTGGTAGACAGCAAGCCTTACAATCACTGAGTAGCTCCTTTGACAACCCTCTGTCATCTGAGCGTGTCATGGAGGACTTGCTGGCTCAAAAAAGAATAGCCGCCTCTATAGACTCCGAAGCATTTCGCGGAATGGTCAAGAGGATCATAGGCAAAGTCCCCTCCAAGAAGAATCCTCTATCCAACCTATCAGCTAACGAGCGGCGCTATCTTTATCACAGGATTCGCAAGCTACCTAGCTTCCAAGAACAAGCTACCCAGATCCCTGACTTTAGTGCTAAGACGCCAGATGGTGAGCTTGTGCGTATTGCTCGCCGCCAGATTGAGGTTGAGCAACCATCTCGCTTGGCTGTTGAAGCCGCCGCGTTTGGGCAGACGGGACAGCTTCCCGCTCAGGCAGAGCTTAATCGGGTAGAGGCCGAGGCTCAGCGTACAGCACGACCGATAGAGCGAGCGGAAGAGAGTGTCCCCGAAGGGCAGGAGCTTGTGCCTTATGACCTAGATCAATCCGCTCTAGGCCAGCAGTTGCGTGATGCCCTCAAGAAGTTTGGCATAGACGATCAGTATGCCACCCGTATGGTTGAGCAGGTAGGCACCGCAAAGAGAGACTCTGCCGGCAACATATATATAGATCCATTAAAGAACCGGCCTGTAGACAAAGACGGTAAGGCCGCTATGGTCGCTGGCTCTGCACAGGCAGGGGCAAAGGTGATTCAGGTTGGCCTTGATGCGGTTATGGCCGATGTCAATGCAGGCATGTCTTACGAGCAAGCTGTCGCTAAGATTATGAATCACGAAATCTTGCATGCACTCCGTGCTATGGACTTGTTTACAGCAAGCGAGTACAGCTTACTGGAGCGCCTGAGTCGCAAGTATCAGAAGCCGGGAGAAGGCAAGACTTACGGTCAGTGGGCGGTAGATAACTACGGTGATATCAGTGCCGTCAGGACTCAGGAAGAGGCTATCGCCGAGATGATATCCGACGCCTTGACTACCGGCGTGGTTATGGATGGGGATGTTCGCAAGCCGACAGGTAAGCCAAGGTCTATCTTCAACAAGATTATTAACTTCTTCAAGGGGCTGGTTGGCGTTGCTCAGGACAACGATGTGGCCTCCTTCAAGGAGCTAGTCGATAAAGTTCAGTCTGGTGCCGTAGGCCGTCGTGAGCGGGGCGTGATCAGGACTCCGCTGTACACCGAAGTAAAGGCCAAGGAGGTTGCAGAACGCGGCATCACCAGAGAGGACATAGGGCTAGAGACCGGTAAGCGCGGGCGCCCTCTTACTGCACGACAAGTTATCAATAAGGTAAGGCAGGATCTAGATGACGCCCCCGAAGTAGTTGATGAGTCCATGTTCAGTCTAAGGCTGGATAGAGCCGCAGACCAAGGGTTTGATACATCGACTGTTTACTATCACGGCACAGCATCTCCCAGTATCAAGCAGTTCCGATCCAGAATCCCGAACGCCAAGGGGGTTATCGCGGGCCACTTCACGCTTAACCCAGAATTTGCTAGCGGATTTGTTCCCCTGATCAGTCTAAAAGGCGAGGCGGGCACGGTATACCCTGTGTTTCTACGGGTAAACAACACCTTTGATTATCGCAACCCAGAGATGATGGATGCGGTATTACAAGAAGTGGCCAAGGGTCGTAATGGAGGTGGTCATAAAACTGCGTCTGACTTGTTGCGGTCGAAGGTGTCTACGTTTGAGTTCACCGAGCAAGAAATTCTGGACTCAGGCGATCTTGCTGTCGAAAAAGCTGATGCAATCTTGTCTCGTAGAAAAGGCAATGATAAGTTTTTTGCTCGGAAAGGTCAGTCTAAGTTGGCCAAGCGGCTTAACTTTGAGGATCTGGAGAAGCTGGCTCCATTCATCCAAGCCGCAGGGTTTGATTCTTATCTTGATTTTGAGACAGTAGGAACAGCATCTCGTCCCACCGACCCAACTGGCATAGCTGTGTTCGATGCGTCAAATGTTAAGGGTGTGTTTGCTGAGTATGATCCCACCTCTGTACCAGAGGGCGCCAAATACGAAGACGACATTATGTTTAGCTTGCGTCGGCTGGAGGGAATGCCCGAGGCATTTGACGTTGACGGGCAGTCTGTTGAGTTTGGCTATCACCAGCCAGCAGTAGATGCCGCACGTCGCTACGCTGAAAAAGCTGGAATGGGCTATGAGCCTCTGACGCAATACGCTCCGATTGATCAGAAGATGGCGAGTAAGATTGCCGCCGAGTACGATCTTATGGAGGATGCGCCTAATGACCCAGAGGTCAAGGCCGCGTATAACGCAATGATTGATGAAACTCTCGCTCAGTATGAGGAGATACTCAGGTCAGGGTTGAACGTGCAGTTCATCAAAGGCGATGACCCATACGGCAATCCACGCAATGCCATCCTAGATGTTATTAACAACAATCGTATGTATGTGTTCTCCACGCGAGACGGCTACGGAATGGACGGTATTACTCAGCAAGACTTGGCGAGCAATCCTATGCTGAGAGAGACCCCGTACAGAACAGCAGATGGCGATCCGATGCTAGCCAATGACGTGTTCCGTGTTGTTCACGACTATTTCGGTCACATCAAAAATGGTGTAGGCTTCCGAGCAAGAGGTGAGGAAAACGCATGGCAATCTCATGCCGCGATGTACTCAACCTTAGCCAGAAGAGCAATGACAAGCGAGACCCGAGGGCAAAACTCTTGGGTAAACTTTGGGCCTGACGCGGCATTTAATGCCAAGGCTAATGGCGCAGACACTATATATGCCGACCAAAAGGTGGGGTTACTCCCGCTATGGGTGTCGGAGGAGGCACGACAAAGTGACCCTAGAAGAGCAGATTCATCAGTTTTTCAAGAAGGGCTTGAAGGCGCAATCGACGCAAGCGGGAAGCTCCAACTCAGCCACTTCTCAGGCAAGCGGATTGCCAGAACAGACCCGAAGATGGCTGGCAGGGGAGCAGACAGGGGCAGACGGTACGCCCCAGAAGGAACGTATTTCGGGATCGTCAAAGCGACTGAAGACGGGTATCGGAACGAGGCGGTCGTCGGGAATGTAGAGAGCACCTTCTCGGTTGACCCCCTTCTTGTATACCCTCTAAATACAGACCCTTATGGGTTGGTCGCTACGAACCCAGATGGCAACCTCAACTGGGATAACACCCTAGCGGCATTAAACAATGCTGGCTATATCGGGTTTAGAGTAAACGATAAGCGGATTGGCAAGGTTGTATTTGTTAATCAGCCCTTGATCTCAGACGAGTCAGTTGCGGTAAGCAGTAAGCCGATAACAAAAGACACTCAGACAAGGGTTTTGTCACCCCGTCAGACCATCACTCCAGAGCAGGCAGATAAAGCTGTAGATAAAAATATAGCTAGCATTGCTGAGAATGTTAAGGGCGTCCCTCGCTTCAGCGTCAAGGCATCCCCCGACGCACAATATATAGCACAGAATCCAGAGGCGGCGCTTGAACCAGATGAGCCATTGTTTTCTGTCCGGGGCGACATCCCTGCTGTTGACAAGTTAACACGAGGTCCAGAGCGCGAAGCTCCAAACGGTCGGGTGTTCATGGACGCCACCAACACTGGGTCTCTTGGCACGATCCTGACCAAGCTAAAAGCTGGCGCTCTGTTTCGCTATGCGGCCCTTGAAAAGTATTATCAAAAGGTGCCTGAGCTAAGGGAGCTTCAAGCTGAGTCTAGCGCCATAGCCGCCGCCTTATTCTCCGACAGGTCTAAAGGTATTCTTGCTTCCGCTGTGAAGTACGGGGTGCCTGTATACAGAGATGGACTTACAAGGGTCGAAGAGTTTACGCACGACGGCGACACCTATCGTGGACTCATTGGTGTAATGTCACTGATATACAACAAGGATGTTGGCGACCTGCGGAAGATAGCTCAAGCCTATGCAATGGTTAAGCGTGGTGATTACTTGTCAGCAAGAGGCCAGTTGACTCCGGTAGACGCAAAGACTAAGCGAGAAATTCTTGCAGAGGTTGAGTCTCTAACTGATGCCGATGGTTACAACCCCGTCAAGAAATGGCATGACACATGGTCTGCCTACAATGAAAAGACCATCGACTTCCTCAAGGCTACGGGTGTGTTAAACGAGGACACCGCTGAGGTCTGGAAGAAGTCTTCCTACATTCCTTTTTATCGCACAGGCGTGAGCGAAGATGCCCTCCCCCAAGTAGCTAAGAGCGTGTTTGGCGATATGACTCGCATGAAAGAGTTCGTCGCATATCAAGGTAGCGAAAAAGCTGTTGATGTCGGACTGATTGAATCTGTTGTGCTCAACATGAGCGCGGCAGTTGACATGGGAATGAAGAACGTAGCCCAGCAACGTATCACTCGGGACATGCAGAAGATGGGCATCGCCCGTCAAGTTAGCCTCAAGAAAAAACGCGGGCCAACCGACATTGAGTTCAAGGTAAACGGCAACCTTGTGCGCTTTGAGCTAGATGACACCCTTATCTACGACTCGATGACCACGCAGGGGGCGGGCTACGTTGAGCAAGCGGCCACTAAGTATCTCGGCATGCCATCCAACGTACTCCGAGAGCTTATCACCAGAGACCCCGGCTTTATGATAGCCAACATGATGAGAGATACCCTCTCCACATGGACCACATCTGGCGCATCGTTCGCCCCTGTCATAGGCACGGTGAAAGGATTAGGCGATGGGATTGAGCGGTTGGAGAAGCTCGGTGTTGTGGGCGGCTATGATTTTGCAATAGACAAGAAGGACATCGTTAAGTTCTACGAAGCGGAGAACAAGAGACGCACAGAGTCTATGACTCCACTTAACATGTTCACACGAATATGGGACTGGGCTGGCAACGCAACCACTGCATCCGACGCCTCTACCCGTAACGCTGTATACAATGACGTTTTAGCTAGGACAGGCAGTGAGGCAGAGGCCGCGTTCCAAGCTATGGAGATTATTAACTTTGCACGAAGAGGCTCTAATCCGTTTGCTCGTGTGCTGACAGCGGCAATACCATTCCTTAACGCACGATTCCAAGGCTTGGATGTATTTGTACGCTCGGCAACAGGTAACTACACCACGCGCAGGGATGAGCCGGCAAGCGCGGGCCAGCTAAGGCTAGCCTATCGTGGTGCAATCTTGGTAGGGCTGACATCACTCTACTACTTACTTGTCAGTGATGAAGACTGGTACAACGAGCAAGACGAGCACGTCAGAGAGTTAAACTGGCTGGTACCTACTGCCAGCGGTGTGCCTTTTAAATTCCCGATTCCGTTTGAAGTTGGCTTGATATTTAAGACTATCCCAGAGGCGGTACTAGCGAAAAGGTATGGTGACCAGTCAAGCAGAGAGCTTAGGCAGACGCTACAACGAGGGCTGGTATCAACGCTGGAGGTAAACCCTCTGGGAATCCAAGCGGTTGCCCCGCTGATTGAAGTTGCATTTAATCATAACTCGTTTACTGGACGCCCCATCGTTCCATACTATGTGGATGCAGATGGTGGCATGACCGCAGGCTTGACAGGTGGTGAGTACAACACGCAGATGGCCAAAGACTTGGGCGAGAAGTTGAACATTAGCCCCATGAAGATTGATCACATACTCTCTGGTTACACAGGCACCCTTGGCGCTTACGTTATTTCTGCGGTTGACGCGGCATACCGTCAGGTAGCGGGTGGTGAAGACAAGCGACCCTCCAAGACTGTCTTTGAGTACCCAGTAGTTAAAAGGTTCTTTGCCCCGAAAGAAGGCTCAGGTCTCAGGACGGATGCGTATGAGCTATACAATGACGTGAAGGAAGTGGTCACTACGGTCAACGCCTTGCAGAAAGCAGGGCGTGTAGATGAGCTAGAAGCCTACCTGTCAGCGCGGCAACACATGCTTGACTTAAAAGGCCCAGTGTATAACATCAAGCGATCACTTGATCGGCTGAGAGAAGATAAGCGGGCAATCACTAGGACTGACATGGACCCCGAGGTAAAGGATCGTATGATCGAAGACTTGGACGCTCAAATGAATGAGCACCTAAAGGTTATCCCGAGGCTCAAGGAGCTAGCCGACGCTCCATTCTTTCAAGGTACATTCTAGCGAGGCTTGGAATGGAGTATAAAAAGTATGCGCTGACACCATCTCAAATGGTGGTGGCAAATCTACTGGATGCGGGCCACAGCAAGGCTCAGATAGCCGTCAAGCTGAAGATAGCCGAGCGCAACGTCTACAAGATGCAAGAGCGCATCAGGTTCAACGCAATCAAGCGAGGGTACAGTCCCGAGCATGACATGAACCACACCGTACCAGAGGGGTTCAAGGTCAAGGGCGTCTCAACCTACTACAACGATGACGGCCAGCCCACCGCTCAGTGGGTTAAATCAGCCTCAGATGAAGTGCAGAGGGCAGAGGCACTGCTCAATGCCATTGAGTCTGCATCGTCCGCGTTCCCGAAGTTCAAGCCCATCAAGGCTCCCACCCAGTCAGACGAGAATCTGGCATCGCTGTTAACAATCACCGACTTTCACCTTGGCATGAAGGCATGGAAGGATTCGGATGGCGATAACTGGGATGTCAAGATAGCGCGTGACGTATTCTTAAATGCTATTCACGACATGATATATGCAAGCCCTAAGTCTGGTGTCGGCATACTTAATCAGTTGGGTGACTTCCTGCACTGGGATGGACTTGCTCAGGTTACCCCTACGTCTGGACATCAACTCACCGGGGACGACCGCTACTCTAAACTTGTTGAGCTTAGTATTTCGGTGATGACCGAAGCAGTTCAACTCATGTTAAAGAAGTTCGGCAAAGTTATTGTGGTACAGGCCGAGGGTAATCACGACCTTGCGTCCAGTGTATGGATGAGGAAGTTCATCAAGCACTCATTTGAGAACGAACCTAGAGTAGAAGTCATTGACAATGAGTTCCCCTACTACGCATACCAACACGGCAATATCATGCTTGGCTTTCACCACGGCCACAAGATGAGAATGGCACAGCTACAGAAGCTATTTGCATCAGAGCCTCGCTTCCGAAAGATCTGGGGTGACTGTCACCACGCATACATACACTGCGGACACCTACACCATGAGCGTGTGCTTGATGATGCAGGCGCCACTATCGAACAGCACCCGACCCTTGCCGCCCGAGATAATTACAGCAGTTCCAATGGTTATGTAAGCCAGCGTGGTGCTAAGATGATTACTTATGACAAGTCAGACGGAGAGGTCCATCGGGTAACAGTGAGGCCAAGGCATGACTAAAATTGTAACACTAACCAAAAAGCCTACGATGTTTGAAGAGGTTAGCGAGATGCTTGAGGCTTTTGTTGAGTCGATAACGGACGCAGAGACCGGTGAGGCGTCGGGGGTCTGCAATGATCTGTCTTGTGTGGTGTTGATGTACCGGACTAATGACGGTGACGTGACATTTGAGTGCACCACCAACGCCACCCCCGAGAGTGTCGGAATGATGGCGGCGGCAGTTCACATGGCCTGCTTATATGAGATGGCTCCTTATGATGACGGTGACGAAACAGTTCACTGACGCAGGCTAAAGGTAGCCACAATCACCATGCGCCCGCCCTCTTCCTTGCTCGGCAATAAGTTATAGTGATAACGAGATCCATCCATAATAATCACTTTATTTTCTGCTGGAGTAATCTTCGCTCCGACGGTGGTATCTTCCAGTTGAACAAAGCTTTCTGACCCCCCTTCACTCTCGCTCAGGTCACTCGCCCTTTCATTACAAATCACAGTATCTCCAGTGCAGTTATTCAAATATATCAACATGCCTACATGTGGGAATGTGTGGTCAGTGTGCGGGCTAGCGAGGAATGGGCTGTGCCTTGTTAGGTTTGCCCCGCCTCTGTATAGGTCGCCTAGCCTCATGTCATTGTGCTTTAAGATGTCTCGTACAACCATCTTTAATTGATACCCCAAAGGACTGATCACTTGGCCCTTTACTGGGGTGCGGTCTAGCTCATTTCTCCCCACCAGTGTCTTGGTAAACTGCAATGAGTCCAGATATGACTTGTCCCACATCAGCCTCTGATCATCTGGAAAGGGGGTGGGTAACTTAGCCTCCCAATTACTATGTAACTGAGAAGCTAAATTATCTTTTATTATTGACGGAGATGTCATTGCTGGGCCGAACATCACTGGTTGCTCAACAAAGCAAAGCTTCCTCTTTAAGTCTAGGTACTGGGGAGTGCATGGATTTTCAAGCTCGGCATATATAGATTCGTTCACGTCTATCCCCTTATCGCCGAAACCCATCCGGTTACGATGTATTTTTCGCCATTGAGAGGGGGAAGTCCGCGATGAACATGAGTCCAGCCAGCGGGCCATATCACCATGCGGCCTTCAGTAGGTGCTTCCCTTCGCTTCTGATAGAGCCATTCGGTTTCCCCTCCATCAAAATCATCATTTAAGTACAGCATATAAGCAAGAACCCTTTTCCCCACGCCATAACCTGCATCCTCGCAGTGCCAAGCGTGATACCCCTCGGTAGGTTTTGTCCGTTGAATGTTAGGGCAGTCTAGGTTCAGTGCGTAGCCAGATAACCCCTCAAACTGATCTATATACTGAGCCAAGCACTGGCTAATAAGTTCGTTTAAGCTTCGCAAATGGCCATAAAAAGCAACTGCATCAATGGGGACATTTGGTGAGGTTATGTACTCTATGCTATCAGGACTTAGGGTGACCATGCTATCTGTCCTTGAAAATGGCATATAGCCATCGCCGCCTCCCATGTGGGATCTTTGTTTATTATCTTCTGGATCTGCACCAAATGACCTTCTGGGAATAGTCGCACCTAAGCTGTTGCACAGGTTCCAGTAATCTATAAGCTCTTGACCGTCATAGGATGTATCCCACATCCCGATAAAATCATCGTATGAGGCAGATGGTCCTGTAAAAAACACCTCCTCATTTGCCCGTCCTCTTCTAGGATTTTCCTGCTCCATTAAGACCTCATCCATCTAAGTTAATCCCTTTACTTAAAGTAGGTTGCCCCAATCTAGAATAAGAATTACCGCAGAGACTGCGGTGGTTATGCCTAGCGCGTACCAGTATTCTGCTGGTGGTTCAGTTCCCTGTTTCATTGGCACCTCCTGCCGATAATATTCCTACCGCCCCTACCTTCTTCATTATCAGTGACAAGTCAGCCTGATTCTCTAGTGACATTCGCTGTACATCAGCGATCATAGACTCAATATCCTCCAGCCGGCCAGTCATCTCGTCCACAAAGCGATCAATCGAAACGATAAGATCGTGGTAGGCGTCCCCTTCTAGCGTAACCTTTATGCTACTCACTCCTTCCCTCCTCTGCCGGTGGCACATAGAAGCCAACCTCGGCGGCTATCCTGCACAACGCCTCAATAAGTTCAGAGTAGTCGTGCTTGTTTGCATCGTTGCTTCGCTTCGCTGGGCGCCTGCGTAAACCAAACTTAGTCGAGTGCTCGGTTGAACCATAGCACTGACACAGCATTTCTTCGTGCATCTCATCGGGCGTCATGCCACAGAACCTAGCAAACTCACCACACCACTTACGATAATAGTTCTCTTGGGGGCGAGAGCGCCCTGCCCTCATTGGTTTTATCTCGACCACGACGCCTTCTGGTGCCTGCTTATTAACATCAACAAGCTCGGGCATCTTCTCTGGAAACGCAGAGGACAGGTACTGGAACATGCTTATCAGTTCGATAGACTTTTTACGCGGTATTGGAATTAACATGCTCTCTCTCCTTTGCTTGATATGGCCTGTAAAAATACAGCGGGCAGTTCACTGAGGTGCAGTTGCGAACACACTCACGAAACCCCTGCTCGATATGATCTTTGGTACACCCCATGCAGTGTGCACACATGGCTTTGATGGCTCTCTGCCTAGTCATCTTCTTGTCTAGAGCTAAGATTGGATTAAGGTAACTCATGGCTCATACCCCTTCACGGTAATGATGCCTTGATCTACACGGCGCAACAGCGTCTGTGCAATCAAGTATAAAAACTGTTCACTTAGGTCTATCTTCTTTTCAAAACTAGACCCGTCATAACCCACGTCGAATGAGTGGTGGCACTTGTAACAAAGGTCAGCAATCATAAGATCGTGACACTTAATACCCTTCCCCTTGCCAAGCAAGTGCCCTCGTAAACCGGTGTAGTGAGCGGAAACAATGGTGCCATCAGAGACACCACAGTTCACACAAGACTGATCTCTCGCACCAGCCAGCATCGGCTTACTTCTAACCATCAGAAAGGCCAGTCATCGTCAGGTGCAGGGATGGGTTCAGGCGCGGACACTACCTGTGAATAGTCAGGAGCAGGAGGGGCAGACGCTTTCTCTGGGTCAAAGGCGGCTTCTGCTGAAACATAAAAATATTCTTTGCCATTCTCCTTGTCCTTCCTATTCCATGAAGCCAGCTTGAGCTTAGGCTCTTGGCCTGACTTGCCCATCGCAATCAGATTCTTCATCTGAGCAGATGATATCTTGACGTTGCCAGTCCAGTCGGGGTGGCTTTGCTTTTCCTTATACTGGTTTGCCCACAGGCCACCTTCAGTTTTAGGGTACTTGTCGTTACTCATGCCGCTTGCTCCTGTAGTTTAGCTTTAAGTGCACTAAGGTGATCTTTCAACTTAGCGTATTGCTCTGGATACTGGCTGTCTAACAGGTCTATTACCTGCTTATTGTCGCCATAGAATTCTTTGAGTTGCTGGAAGGACTCGGAAGCAAATTGATCTACGGCACCGATAAGGAATGTCACCACGTTAGCGGCTTCCTCCGCGTCACCTATCGACGAAGGCTTATTCACACCAAAGCTGGCGTCAACGACAGCCTGCTGTTCGGCAGTTGGCTGGGCGTTCGGCTTTGCTTGTGGCTTCTTAGCAGGAGCAGGCTTCTTCTCCGTCTTCTTCTCAGGCTCAGGCTCTGGATCATCGGGGCCGCTAGGCAAATCTTCACCAGCGTAGATGTAATGCCCCAGCCCAAACATGCCAATGCACTTTGTAAGGCACCGCATTCTGGTGTCGGATATCTTCCGAAGATCAGGGTTCTTCATGGCGTTATTCTTGTAGTCCATCACCGGCAACCACATCACCCTCTCAAGCTCCCCGATCTTCACCTTGCACCACACCTCGACGTGACCAAGCTCATCTCTCGCCTCATCGAAAAATTCATAGGTAGCCTGCGGGTAGTGCTCCATCAGCGCACCCCAAGCCCAAGCCCAAGACAGGTAGCTCAACCCACCTTTGGACTTCTTGTGATCATTGACATCAACCTTGGATAAAGTATCCCAGACTGCTTGATATGAAGGCTCACTGGAACCAGCGTTTTTTGTGCTCATTACTTACTCCTAGTTGTTTCCAAATTTCATTCGCCGTCATCTTGTAAAACTCAGCCCCATTAATATTGCCAATGTGCTTGTCGTTTAACCAGAATGACAGTTCATTCCCATGAATATTTATTTTTAGATTCTGCTTAGATTGTTGCATCATACCGACCACCTTCCGATAGAAGTCGGGGTCACTTCCGAGCGGGTTCATGCTCCCTCCTGATACTGGTCACAAAACTGAGCGACCTTGCAGTAGTTATCTGCACATCGAGTGTACTTGCCAACGCGGTGATCAATGTGAAACTTAGGGTCTGACTTGTCAGCAATAAAGGACTTGGCCCCGGACTCTGAATCAAAGACTCGGGTTGCTCGCTTGTTTTTTCCAGACATCACGGCATACGAATCCTCCTTCTTCCACCGTTCCTGATCACTGCACAGGGGAAGCGAGCCGCCAGTGAGCCTGTCAAACTCAGCGTTTTGATGTAGCTGGACACGCCCACGGACGTAATCATCTCGCTCCTGCTGACTCCACAACGGCACATCAACCACAGTGATTGGCGCCTCTGGATAGTTAGACTCCATAGTTGCCTTCATGCGTTGCCAATCCCTCAGTACAGCGACAATCTGTAGTGACTTAACCTCAGCGCCCTTACAATGCTCGACTAGCCATGCGTAGAAGTTAAGTTGCTTCTCCCACTCTGGCTTGCCATGAACCACCGACCACACGGACGTGCACTTATAGTCCAAGACTGTGACTGTGCCGTCATCTTCAGATCTTTGTATATCTATGGCGCCACTGATAACCCAGTTGTCTACCTCCGCATACAGCCGCTCCTCAGATATATGACCGTCTGCGTCATGCTGTTCAAACACCTTGTGCACTGCGGTCCCCAGTACAGACCACACCATATCAGCGGCGTCCTCAGTAAGCTGACTCTCATGCTCCTTCCGCAGTATTCTCACGCGGGGAGAGTCTATAAGCTGAGTGACCGACCGATTGCTATCGCCCTTGGAGTAATCACTATGAGTCAGTGACAAGAAGACCGGCTCAGGTAGGTTGGTTTGATTCGTAATGATCATGCGATTCTAAAAACCCTCATGCCACCATCAGACTTGACGGTGCTAAACTTCTTGGGTTCATTCTGCCTCTGAAACCTCGACACTCTCTGACGCAAAGAAGCTACGGCTTGGTAGTCTTGATCGGGCAAGGGCACGAGAAACGAGTCGCCTATCTCCATGTCGCCAAACGGTAGCTCTGGTAAGCGGGTGCGTTGCGGCATTGGTATGTCTTTCTCTATAGCAATAGTCATAAAGCTCTGCTTCCTCTTGTTCCTGTATTCGATAAACATGTCGGCCCATCTTGCTCATGGGTGCTCTCCGGTTGATAATGTTGTGCCGCATTCAACCCAATCGGGGCGGCACTAACCGATGTAATGCCCCCCACAAAAGGGGCTGGGTGTAGATAAGTAAATAACGGTAGAGGGGCAATGTCAAATAATATATTGAACATAACTATATATGGTGAGCCATGCAGTAAGGCTAACAGTAGAAGGCTAGTGAAGAGTAAGACTGGGCGCCCGCTGTTCATTAAATCACAGAAGGCACTGGACTATGTGAAGACCTTTGAGAAGCAGTGCAAAAAGATTGATCCGCTTTTTGAAAAAGATGTAGCGGTAAAAATCACAATCTATTATGCTAGCCGAAGACCTGATCTGGATGAGTCTTTAATACTAGATTGCATGCAGGGACTGGTTTATAAAAACGACAGGCAAGTCAAGGTTAAACACATAATATGGGGTGGGGTTGACAAAGATGACCCAAGAGCAGTAATCAGTGTCTGGAATATACAAGACAGTTTATGCGAAGGTGATTGGTCAGGCGATCAAGGATCTGATTAGTAACCAACCGCACCTCAGAGACGATGCAATTAAATACTTGCAGTCGCCAGCATTCCTCAAGCATTGTTCCATTGCCGGCTATCCTTTCGGGCTTCAAGACGCGCTCGATGAGATGCTATTGCTCAGCAGAACAGAGCAACGTGTCGTGGCACAAATGCTTATGGATGAGTTGGAATGAAAAAAACCCCACTGGTGGTGGGGCTAGGGGGGAAACGTCTAGGTCTTAATCCTCTAGGACTGTCATAAGCTAGGACTTATCTAAGGTTTAAACTTAGTAAGTACCTAAGCTAGGACTGTCCTAAGACTAGGATTGTACTAGATGTTTCCATAATTATCACAAAAATTAAGCAAAGGCAAACGCTTATGCAGGCCATAGATGAGTTCGTCTTGGGCTTTGGGGACAACATTAGGACTAGGTGCCCAGAGTGCGGAGACCAGCGAAAAAAGAAAAACGAGAAAACATTTAGCATAACTGTTCACCACGACCACTCAGTGTTTATGTGTCACCACTGCGGGTTGTCGGGGGCTGTCAAAAGAAAAAAGTTTTGGGAGGAATATCGAGTGAGCAAACCAGAGAAGGTCGTAAAGATACCAACGCAATTAAATTACAATGTAGATGTGATCAAAGATTTTTTTCATGGACGAGGCGTAGAGCTTGATAGTCTTGACCAGTTACCTGCAATGACTACCGGTGAGCGATGGTTTGCTGGAGAGCAGAAGCAGGCAGTAGGATTTATATACGGCAGTCGAGAAAATCCATCAGCGATTAAGTGGCGATCCGTGGACGGGAAGTTTTTTACCTGCGAGGGTGCGCCCCGTAGCTTCTACGGTATCGAAAACGTGGGTGCAAGCGATGATGAATTGACGATAGTTGAGGGGGAGTGTGATGTCATAGCTCTGGCTAGCGTCGGAATCAAGGCGGTTTCCTGCCCAAATGGAGCGCCGGCAAAGGTAAGTCAGAATCGGGTAAGCCCAGAGGAGGACGGCAAGTTTGCCTATATCTGGGAGGAGAGGGAGCGCCTTGAGCAATGCAAGCGTGTCGTGCTGGCAACAGACAACGACGTGCAAGGTGAGGCTCTTGCTGAGGAGATAGCCCGCAGAGTAGGCAGAGCTAAGTGCTGGCGGGTTAAGTTCCCAGAGGATATTAAAGACGGTAATGATGCGGTCAGGGAGTTGGGTGAGGGCGAAACTCATAGCCTGTTTGACAACCCCGAGCCGGTGCCACTGTCCGGTGTGTATGGCGCATCAGACTATCTCGATAGCATTAGAGAGATATATTCCAACGGCCACTGAAGAGGTTCATCGACAGGCTTCCCTGCTATTGACGAGTTATTTACAGTGGCTGAGGGTCAGCTATCCATTGTGACCGGCATGCCATCCTCTGGCAAGTCTGAGTTCATCGATCAGATTATGATAAACCTAGCGCAGAATGAGTCATGGAAGTTTGCTGTCTGTTCTTTTGAAAACCCACCGCACATGCACATCGCCAAGCTAGCCGAGAAGATTACAGGCAAGCCATTCTATGACGGCCTTACTCCTCGCATGACAGAGGATGAGCTAGAGACAGCGGTTGAGTTTATCAACGAGCACTTTGTTTTTCTGGAGTCCAAGGATGGGGGCATGGCAACCATCGACAGCGTGATAGATCGGACCAAGCAGGCGGTGATGCGTCTGGGTGTGCGCGGACTGCTGATAGACCCATACAATTACATCGAGCAGTCAGGACAAGAAGAACATTCTGGCATCTCTCACATGCTCAGCAAGATCACATCGTTTGCCAAGGCACACGGCATTCACGTCTGGTTCGTTGCCCACCCTCAGAAGATGTACCCGCGAGAGGACGGCACTTATTCTGTACCGAAAGGCATGAACATATCTGGATCGGCGGCATGGTTTGCAAAGGCTGACCTTGGTATCACAGTTCATCGGACAGATGAGTGCGTGGAAATACACTGCTGGAAGTCTAGGTTCAAGTGGGTAGGACAGCAGGGCGTGTCGGCTCTTAGCTATGACTTGCCAACAGGAAGGTATCAGCAGTTCACTCCGCGAGTTGAGTTGCCGTCCAGCTTGAAAGGGAATCAAAGGGACTGGAGTGACTTCGATGACCTATAAATCACCGACTGATCTGGGTACGCCAGAGATACACAAACGCCACAGCGTGATGGTTGAGGGTGGTAGCCTGCCCCGCGCCAAGGTGATGGACCAGACAGTTGTAGACCGCATGCTTATGAATGGCTTGCTGACACTGGCCCAGCATCAGGCCGCTGAGTATCTGTTAAGTCAGGCATCTCAGGCGGGCATCTTTGCCAAGCCCTTAAACTACGAGCCAAGGGCGTCAGGAGGTATGTCAAAGGGCGGGCTTGAGAGCGATCAGCTTATGAGGTACTCCAAGACTATTGGGCTGGTGACCAAGCGGTTCGGTCACTACGCCAGCTATATTGTTGAGGAGGTTGTCTTGCACGACTGGGATGTGTCTGATAGTCCTGACAAGTTAAAGACATTAAAGAAGGGTTTGGATTGGATTGCTGACAGGAGAATGTCGGGAGGGAGAAACCCAGTTCGTCACTTGCAACGTGGGTAGTGCGGTGGGTGACTAGAAAAAGATTCAATGATACCCCCCCTCTTTCTAGTCTTCGACGCCACCGCTCGCCGTAGGGAGTGGGGGGATGTTTAGAGTTCCACTGTCTTGTCGGACTGCCTGTAAGCGTAAAGCTCCTTGGCGATCTTCATCTGATCGAATGGAGTCAGTGACTTCCAATGGAATTTGTTGTTGATAAAGGACTCTAATCGCTCCTGAGATATGACCTCTTCGGAGTCAAGTAGCGATAAAACAATGTCCTTAATTGCGTTTGCTGACCGGTTAGTTATCATCAGAAGTCCCTCGGATAGTCAGACCAGAATGAGTAGCCGTAAATCTCGGCACCTCTAACGTAACGCATAAGGGTGGACTGTGCCACCCCTACCATGATCGCAATCTGCCACCAGTAATAGCCCTCTTCGGCAAGCTCAAACGCTTTCGCTACTTCAGACTTGCTTAGAGCAAACTTCTTACCGGCAAGTCGCTCGCCTGTCATATAACTTGCAAGACGCCAAGCGCAACCAACAACAGGACAAGCCAAGCACCTGCGGCTCCAGCGGCACCTAACACCATGAGGTGTCCCATGCGCTCTTCAAACAGTGCACCGCCAGAATAAGGTATATCACTATCCTTCTCTGGTTGAGACGGTGCTGGCTTCTTGGTGGCTACCTTCTTCTTTGCCACTGCCCTGCGAGCAACGCCCTTGCGTTTGCTGGGTGCGCGCTTGCTCATCACCTTGCTCGGGCCAGCTAGATTGGCTTGACGTAGCTTCTTTCTGAGCTTGAACGCTCGCATCTCGACCGACTTCTTAGTTCGGTTAAGCTGAAAGGCAATGTCCTCATAGGGCGCACCGTCAGCCATCATTTCATACAGAACCATGTCATCTTCTGCCGTCCACCTGTACCGGATAGGCTTCAGTTCTAGCTGTTTGTTAAGAGCTATTGCGTGGTCCATCTCGGCATCACTTAGTGATATATCATTCATTTGAACATCCCTCTTGATAGTTTGGATTAGGTTTAGTTGGTTGTTCTTCTTTGCACTCAACTTGTTGAGAGTAGTTGTTGGATCTAACAACCTCATCTTCGTAGCTTAAAGTTCCAGCGATTACGAACAAGAGTAGGATCGCGGCAATCAGCACCGCGTCAGCAAGGCAAGACTCTGACCAGTCATGCCGGTTCATTTAGTTGCTCCTCAATCAGGATCTCGATGTAGTGAATGGCCTTTCTGAGGTCAGACACGCCACCCTTATCCCTGTGGCGAGACAGATACTTAATAGCGGCATGCTCGCAGATGCCCAGCTTATTCTTCATGCAATACTCAAGAGGCTGAATCTCTAGCTTCTTGTAGTGATCGCCATCGACTTGCCTATCTAATGCGCTCATGTCAGTGCCTCGTCGCCCCAATGAATTCAGAAATGACCCGTAGTGAAAGGTCGTATAACATCTCAGTCACTTCCTCCACCGTCAGTTCATAGTCTTCGTCGTCAGTCCCGGCGATCTCCTTATCCCTGACAAGTTCACGGACAAAGCCATCGGTATCTTCTGCGTTCATGTACTGGACCACCGACTCTAGCGTGGCGATAGGCATGAACCTTTCGTCCACCTCAAAAACATCATCATCCATTCCTAACCTCCTTGATGGTGATGCCCAATCCTCCGTGGCGTGTGCGATTCTTCTCATTAAACTTACCACCTACCATGTCAGTGGTACTGGCACCGCGTTCGATCTTCTGGATCTCACCTCCACGCTGTTCAAACTCTGCAATCTGTGCGGCAATCTTGTCCCGCACCTGTGCTCTTTTTTCGTTGGTCATTGCAATCTCCCTGATTGATGGCGCCCGTTGGTTCGGGCAGTTGGGGTGGTGGCCGTTGACCACCAGACATACTGGACATAACTTCATAAAATCCTCCCGTCAGAATGACAGATTGAATATATCATTATGTTTTTATTTCGTCGAGCGTTTCTTGTGAAAGGTTAAGATAACGTCAGTCTCCTCCTCAAGCCCCTTGATAATGCGATCAAGGGCTACTCGCGGAGTTGATAAGGTTTGACCGCTGATATTCATAATCAACAGTTGCTTCTTGATCTCTTTGAGCGCGTCATCAGATACGCTAAGCCTGATTGATTTCAACATTGCGATCCCTCCTTGGGACTTGTTAAAAGTAAGAGGTGCTTTAGACTCTAGGTATCCACCGCCCATTAACCTCAAGCCTTTTCTCTGGCTCCCCTGCTTCATCAATCATTACATCCTTCAGCGTCTCGCTTGCCTTGTGCACTATCGAGAGCATGTCTGCCTGATCTTCACTATCCACCACGGCAAGCAGGTCATGCAAAAGCTCGTCAATAACTACAACCATCGTGCTTTTGCAGAAGTCGTTGCCATCCTCCATAACGTCGTAAACTTGTGAGGCAAAGTCCGCAGACTCAATCCCAATCAATTCCGAAATTGGTTTGTTGATATCCATTGTGATCCCTCCTCGGGACTTGTTAAGAATAAGGGGGCGCGTGGCCCCCGTGATCAAGCCGCTTGCGCGACGATGGTTTCAGTGCCTGACGTGTCGATGTCTCGCTGAATGTCAGAGCGTGGCATGCGATCCAGTACTACAACCAGATTCTCTCGCATCCCAAGATTCTCCCAGTCAAAGCTCATCATCTCGCCGTCAGTGAAGACAACAGTGAGGTCACACTCCAGACCATTCTCGTCAAGATACTCAACACCGGATGTCATGTAAGTCCCGCCGCCGTAAGGCACCTCGATGTCCGTTAGCTCAGAGCCGCTGTGCACCTCGTCAGTCTGGACTACATGTGAGCCGGTCCAGCACACCACCACCCCATCTCTGGGTTGGAGTGAGTCGATCAGCGATGCGCTCTCGGTCAAGAAGTTGTTGAGAGCCTGCTCGTTTACTGACGGTGACACATCAATCACCATGCCGATCCGACCAATCTTGCCGATAGTTGTTGGACTGATCACGCCCAGCGTGGCAAACCGGCGGCGGTGAATGCGCGACCATGTGACATTGCCACCCTCGCCTGCACGATTGAACCGATCAGCAAGCTGTGCGCGCCAGTCGGTACTGCTAGACGCAGACTCTCGGTACCGGTGCGATCCCTCTCGGATTGAGTCGCTCAGTCCAGCGACGGTGCCACCCTCCCGACCGAGTTGCTCGATACCGTCATCAACAGATGACCGGATCTCATGCTCGTCCTCAGCGGCGGCTTGAGCTTGCTCGTCCTCATCGCCTTCATACTCGGGAGTTAGATGATAGTCGTGGCCCTCTGCGTCGGGAAGCTCTGGCTCTGACTTGTCAGGAGCAGTTGATTCCCCTGAATCGTCACCATCCTGCTCTGACGCTGGCTGTGGATCTGAGTTGTCAGAGCCAGTCGAATCTCCCCAGTCATCGCCATGCAGGTCGCCATCATCATCCGGTTGATCAGAAGGGTCACCATTCTCAGGCTTGTTTGAGTAGAGCGACAGGTAAATCGCGTCCACCAGATCGTTGCGGCCATACTCTACGGAGTAGCATCCGTTAGGCACTGGCTCCAGACCCATAGCATCACAGTCTGAATTGATCATATAGTCAGCCGCTTTGTTGTAGAGGCGGTGATCAAATGAAACGTCAGCCGTGAACCAGCCGCGATCAGAGAATGCCTTACTGCGCTGGGGGTGGCGCAGGATGATGTGCGATACCTCATGTGCGAGCAGGAATGCGCGCTGTGAGTCAGTCGCTAGACCACGAAAAAACTCGGGACTAACGTAGACGTGCACCCCGTCAGTCGCGGCGGTTGGGATGGCGCTAGTCCAGATAACCTCGGTGCTTAAAAGCAAGGTGTAGT